ATAGAGTTAACTATGCTGTTGTAGTTGATCCGAAGACAAAACAGCAAACGGTTTATGAGAGAGAATTCACTGTATTAGGGCAACCAAAACCATTAGATCCAGATAAAGTAATAGCAACAAAAGGAGCTGATGGTAAATTTGTTCCTAGTGAATATGCCACTAATAATTTACCTCCAAAGATAGTCAATAGACTTAATGAAAGTGAAACTACACAGGCAACACTAAACAACGTTGTAGACTATACAGTAAAAAGTAGTCTACAACAAACATCTGCTGATGGTAAAGCTTCACCAGTAGATGTTGCAGATGCAAAAGGTGAGGGTGTACAAGATGATGGTCCAGCAAATGGTAATATTGATCAAACTGGTGGCAATAGTGCAGGAGAAAATGCTGGTGATGGATCATTAAATGCAACCCAGTTGACCTCATCATCTACCAACCAAGAAACAACCGATCTTGGTGGAAAGAAAGATTTAGTTTATCCAGAGGGTGCAAAAGGAAATGAATCTGATTATATCAAATTCACTGCTCTTAAGTATCTTCCATCATCATTGAATACTGGTGCTGGAGCTTTTGGTACAACATATAAACAAGGTTCTCCACTTGGACAAAGTGTACAACTTCCAATTCAAGGCGGCATTCAAGACTCGAATGCAGTTGGATGGAATGAAGATAATCTAAATGCCCTTCAAGCTGCTGGAGCAGAACTAGCAAAAGACACAATAGGCGAAGGATTCAGTGCTGGTGCAGATACCCTACTTAGACAAGCACAAACTATAGGTAAAGAAGGTGGCGCAGTAAAAAAAGCTATACAAGTTGGAATAGCTGGTCAAGCAGTTGGTTCTAACATCATTGGAAGAACTGAGAGGGCAATCTTTAACCCAAACACAGAACTGCTGTTCCAAGGTCCACAATTGAGAGCATTCTCGTTTAACTTCAAGATGACCCCAAGAGGTCCAAAAGAAGCCGAATCTGTAAAATCTATCATCAAGTTCTTCAAATTCCACATGGCACCAAAAACTAGTGATGCCAATCTGTTCTTAAAAGCACCAAATATTTTTAGAATTGAATACTTCCATAGAGGTCAACAACACACTGGTATAAATCTTATTAAGGACTGTGCTTTACAGTCATGTACTGTAAATTATACGCCTGACGGAACGTACATGTCTTATGAAGACGGTGCAATGTTCTCATATGATTTGCAACTGCAATTCATGGAACTTATTCCCGTATACGCTAAAGATTACAACGAGGGCGACGGCGCAAATCACCCAATCGGATACTGATAAATGGCAAATTATTTCACTCACGTTCCAAGTATTGCATATATCTCAAGAGATCTTGAGAATAATTCTTTGAATGACTACACAGTCACAAAGAACCTGTTCAAGCGTGCAAGAATACGAGACGATATCTTCCAAAATGTAAGTTACTTTAACAAGTACACCGTTGTAGGTGATGAGAGACCTGATCAGGTTGCAGAGAAGGTGTATGGAGATTCATCATTAGATTGGGTGGTTCTACTATCAAATAATGTCCATAATGTATATGAAGAATGGCCAAAGACACAGTATGCCTTTGATAAGCACCTTCTAGAAAAATATGGAGACTATGATACCTTGTATAATGGTATTCATCACTATGAAACTATAGAATCCAAATCAAGAAATGGATTTGTAATTGTTGAGGGGGGAGTAGAAGTTAATGAGGGATTTTTCAATGCTCCAGAATATGAGATTGAATTAGATCCTAACGTAATCCTTCCATCCGAAGTTCCAGGTATCTTTGCTGAAGCAACAGGAACATATGATCCAGTTACAGGTACGGTAAAAACTTTAACGATAACAAATCCAGGAACTGGATATACCGACATTGGTGAGGTATCATTTGCCGATCCACCAAATCCAAGACTCGCAACTCTAGACGTTGCTCTAAATGTCCCACCAGATGAGAGAGAAGTTGGTTCAATAACAATCATTGATGCTGGAACTGGATATACATATCAACCACTACTAGAGTTCAGTGATCCCCCACCAACAGTAACAGCAGTTCTTGAGGCAACTATTGGTGCTGGTGGGACAATTCAAAGCGTTGGAATTACATCTGCAGGGGACGGATACACATTTACCCCCACAATAACATTCCCACCTCCACCCAATATCATTGAGAGTGCAGTATTCGTCAATGATGGTAGTGCCACTGTTGATGGTGGTTTTGAAGGTTGGTACTTGCAACCAGCAGGTTCATACTACTACACCGCTCATGGTGCAAATTCCTACACTCAAGGAACCATTGAACAATATGAGATGAGTAGTGGTTTTGATCCAAACACTGCATCTCAAGTAAATGTACTAACTTTGAATACTGGTGGTCTTAACTTCACATATGCTACTGGTGTTGAGTTCAAACCAGATGGTACAAGAATGTATGTTACTGGTTTGACTAATTCAGGTAATAAAATTGCACAATATGATCTTAGCACCCCATGGGACATCCTTACAGCAACATTAGCAGGTAATGTTAGCTTCCCTGCTTTGGCAGGAGTTAGATTCCAGGATAATGGAGAGCATATGTATGTTCTCGATACTCAAGATCCCGATACTATTAAAAAGTATCAATGCACCGTAAATTGGGACATCACATCAATCTTCCCACTCCCAGTACAAACATCAAATATATCCATCATCTGCCAACCAACCGAATCATCTATTCGCGGATTCTCATTTAAAGATGATGGAACTAGAATGTATGTTAGTGGTACAGATAATAACTCAACGTTTGTGATCACACTAGGCACTGCCTGGGATCTCAGTTCATTGACGCTTCTTGGTGCTCTCAACGTTCAAAATGCCAGTGGTGACTCCACTCCATTGGACGTATTTACTAACCCATTTGAGACTTTATTCTTTATTGGTGGTTCAATCAATAGAAAGATATACACATATGATACTGATGTAACTGCTAAGGCAACTGCAACTGTGGGGGTTGGAACTAGAGCAGAAACTATTGTTGATATTACAGTCACAAAACCTGGATCTGGATATACAACCGCACCATTACCATCCGTAGTGATTCAACCCCCAATTCCACATAGAACAGCAAAGGGATATGTGACTATTACCAATGGTTCCGTGGATCAAGTTGTAATTCAAGACCGTGGTTACAACTATAGAACTGCACCAACTGCAACAATACAACCCCCACTAGCAGCAATCACCGCAAAAGGAACCATTAAAACAGAAAATGGAGAGGTCAAAGAGATTACTCTTACAGATCCTGGAAGAGGTTACAACTCCATGCCCGACATATTCTTCAGTAAACCAGGACCAACATATACCCCACAGGTAGATGAGGTATATGAAAGTAGTGGACAGGAATGGAAATTTGATGGATTCAACTGGAGGAAGAGAATTACATATGGCACAGTCTACTTCGATGAAGTAGCAAATGATTTAATTGAAATTAACGGAGCATTATCTTCCAAACCAGTGACTAATTATGAATATGAAGACAAAACAGAGAATGATAAGAGACAAATTTATGTCCTTAAGAAGGAATATCTCTCTATGTTGTTCAATGATCTAGAGGATATCATGCCATATAAAAAAGGATCTGGAGGTTATGTCTCCAGATCCCTTAAGAAGGGTGATAACCCTCGTTTGTACAACTAATACTTACTTAAAGAATAAGTTGAAGTACGCTGCTATGACCAAAAGAGTCAAGCAAAACTGATTGTACTTCATCAACTCTCAGCAAGTCGCTGGAAGTAAGAAAGAGCATCGTCATCACCATCATCCGAAGATGCTTTGGGGGTGATATCAGGTGCATTGAAGTCAGAACGAGGACCAAGATTGTCAAGTTCTTGCTTCAGATCTGCAGGAAGTTCAGACTCCTGTTGGCGGTTGCCAAAACTAGGAGAGAAGTTGCCGCGCATGTTGTCCTCATTTTGGACTTCCTCATCTTGGAGACGAGGAGTGCCCTTACGACCAAGAACGTAATCCAAACGGGTCTGGAGTTGCTCATAGGTCTTGAACTGATCAGCAGCAGTCATTGCAGCAAGAGAGTGCTGCGTCTTCCAGAGTGCTTCCAGAGCATCATCATCGTCCAGCAGTGCTGAAGGAGAGTCAAACTCAGACTTATCATAGTTCCAATAACCATCAACCTTACGAATCTTCAGTTTGAAGTTCGCACCTTGCCAGAAGTCAAAGGGGTTGATAGGAGTCTCATCTTCAAACTCAGGTTGCATTGCTGCCATGATCTTATCAAAGATCTTCTTACCAAACTTGAAGAGGAAGACGTTGCCATCATTTGCAGGATTGGCAGGATCCTTTACGACATAGATGTTCGCATAGTAAGAGAGTTTACGCTTTTGCTTGCGAACGATCTCCTTATCCTTATCATTACCACTGTTCCACAGGGTACGGTTGTATTCAGACACAGGATCTTTCTGACCAATGGTAGTCAGAGAGTTCTCAATATACCAACCGCCAGGACCTTGGAATCCGTGAGAGTACATCTTCACCCAGGGAAGATCTTCTCCATCAGGAGCGGGGAGGAATCGAATAACGGCATAACCGTTGCCCGTTTTATCCATTTCGGGCTTCCAAAGACGATCATCACCGCCGCTGGAATTGCTATTCATCTTCTCAACTTCTTTGACCAGTTTTTGAGTCAAAGAACCAAGAGAGGACTGTTTCTTAAGATTTGCGAAAGACATTAGATTACCTCGGATTTGTTTGTATTCGGCTTGTGTGTACCCATAGGGCACTTGCGGCGAGTACGGACCTATAATAGTGCAAGTGCCCGTGGTTGTCAAACTTCTTTTTCTTCTACCTGTTCCTTCATGTGACCTACCAACTTCTCCATGTTACTGAAGATCATGTTCATATCAGCATTTTCTGGCATACCAAGCATGGCTGCAGACTTGACAATATTTGATTTCATCTTCTGTGCCTCTGGATCATCAGATAACGACAATCTGGCATAAAGGACTTTTTGCTTGTCAATCAGTTGTGACAGAAGATCAACATGTGCCAACTTATCTTCCTTATTCATCTGATAAAAACTGAACATGTTTTTATACAGTTTTTCTTGGAGATCGTTAATATGGACAATTTCTGCCCGCACCACATCTGAGTCAAAAAATGTCATAAAACACAGTCCTTTAAAATTTTACGAAATTTGAATATATCGATATTTAGGAACGAATCATACTTCTTAATATTTTTAGATACTTGCTCCCAAACAGGATCTTGCAGTTTTTTGTCAAAATCCTTACTAAACTGAAATATACGATTATAGATAACCAACGTCTCAATACAAATATCACCACTTAGATGTTTTTTGAGAAGGGGTGGGTGACCAGACTTGCAGTCAAAAACATCGTCAACTCCATATTCACTAAACAAGTCAGTAGACTCATTTTTGAAGATATAACTCAACGACTCATTGCGCTTCTTCCACGAATTGTATGTAGATTCTCCCTCACGGATAAGTTGCCCAATCCACATGGCACTAGCATCCGTAGATTCAACAAAATTTGACACAAAAAAGTTAACGACCTCTTGATCATTCTTTTGACGACTCATCTTCTCAAACCAATAACGATCCTTCCTCTTATAGAAGGACTGTAGAGAGGCACGAGTCTTGCCATTATATCTGTGGTAGTCGTATTTATCTTTTGTGAAGTGATTCTTCAATCCCAGATAAGTTTTATACACGTCAAAGGGAGTCATTTTAACAAAAAGGGTTTTCACGAAATTTTCCCCGCGATAAATTTTCCGACTTTTTCTGAATTAAAAGATCAATTTCGCCCTGGAGGTTCGCTTAAGGAAGTTCAACTCCATTGCATCATACTTTATCTTCTCCTTCAAAGGTTTGGAGATGAGTTTAGGAACTGACTCTAAGTCAATACCATTACACTCACAAAAGTAAATGATGGCATCAATGTAATTCATTTCCTTATTGTCTCTCACTAAGTATTCAATCTCTTGAGCAAACTTAGTGGGACAAAAAAACTTCTTCTCCAGTACCTTTTCAAATTCATCTTCTGCTTTACTGGGCATAGGTCTCCAGTTTGTAGTTAAGAAATTCTCTAATGTACTCTTGTAGTAGCTTGATGTACTTGGTTTTGTCGCGCTCTTCATAAACAACACACTCTCCATTTTCACATGCCATAATAATGACAAGTTTTTTTACTGATATACCAGTGAGTTCATAGAGCATACACCCATACGCCATGCACTGAACAAAGTAGTGTTCAATCCACTCTACTGGTTTTGGTTTTTTTGAGGTCTTAAAATCAATAATTGCCAACTCGCCGTCGAATTCGGCAATACAGTCTACGGTTCCAGCTACACCAAGAACCTTACTATATAGAGAACTTTCTAGAGCGTGAATATTATCAATCTTGTTTAACTCTGGTTTAGCAATCTTAAAAAGATAGTCTGATAACGGTTGAACTTCAGGGAGACCTTCATTCTTTAGGTAACACTCCGTAAGAGTGTGCATGTCTGTACCACGACTAGTCGCTTGTCTAGTAATTCGATCCGCAGTCGCTTCACCAACCTTCTTACGCCACTTAGCAAAGAAGGCACGGTTCTTATGACTAGTAACAGAAGTGATGGATACCAGTTTCAGTAACTCATCAGCATCTGGCACTTGATAGTAACGGACTCCATCAATAGTCTCCCTGCTAAGGGCAGGGAGATCCAGATCAACATGATTAAACATCAAAAACCTAATTCGTGTTTTGCAAAAAGATATTCCTTACAGAGACCAGAACGGACAATATCATCAAGACCAAACTCAATGATGTCAAACGATGGCATTACCCTAAGAATCTTCATGAAGTCGATGATACCATTCCTCTCATTGGTTTTTTGCAAGTCGGTTTGAGTTGCATCACCACAGAAACAAATTTTGGTGTTATCACCTGCCCTTGTAATTATACTATCAAGTTCATGAAAATTCAAGTTTTGGAATTCATCAACGATAATAATTGCTTTATCAAGGGTGGTTCCTCTGAGGAATGAGGTAGACCAGAAGCTTACAGTACCCTGAGTCTTCAAGTTACCATACAGCATCTCAAAGTCAGCATCAGTTGCCATCTGGAACATGTACTTGACCATGTTCTTGTAAGGGATCTGATAGATATCTGCCTTATCCTCATGAGTTCCAGGCAGGAACCCAATCTCTCTAGTTGCTACCAGAGAACGTACAATATAGATCTTCTCGTATGGTGTGTTCTCATCAAGAACATCTCTAAGGGCATTATAGAATGTAATAAAAGTCTTACCCGTTCCTGCTGCACCATAAGCGACAATGTTTTTATCATCGTCAAAAGAGTCGTACAGTTTTGACTGATTGTCAGTCAGAGGATCAATCTCCAAAAGGAATTCGGAGTTGATTGGTTTGCGCCTCTTCATTTGTTTGGCGGTCATGCCAACACCGATTGGTTGTAGGTCAGACTTTCTTTTTCTTGCCATACGGGTAAATCTTGGGTAGGTTGACTGTTATTTAGAACGTGATGCCACAAATACATCGCAGCACCAGCAGCTGTTCCCCCATCATGTGCAATAGGGTCGATGTAGAAGTTTATGTGAGGGAATTCTTTGGCGTACTCATAGTTATTAACACAGTTTAAAAAATATCCACCAGAGAGCACTACGTTTTTCGTTTCGACTTTCTCAAGAAGGGATCGAATAAGACGAATAGTGTGCTTTCTAGTTTCATTCTGTGCTTTTTTAGTTAAGTTTGCAATGAGATCAAAATCAAATTCTGGGTTGTAATACTCCGCAGGATCTAACGTTGGATCATCATAACATCGCCTATAACTATTTAATATAGTTTGATTGTCTGTGACCCAAGTATCGGAACTTTCGTCATAAACAAACCAATCTTTGGTACATGCCTTGTCAGCATCACCGTAAGGTGAGATGCCCATTAACTTACCAGCACTAGAGAATCCAGTAATCTGCATGATACTGTTAAAGATCCACCCACAACTGGCAGTTGCTGATAGTACATACTTATCATCAACTACAACAGGTTTAGATTGAGTTTTAAAACAATCTCCTTGTGGAGTGTATACCTGCTTAACAAGTTCCACTTCACCACCAGAGAATCTATACATCGATTCAGATTCTCTAAGAGTAATGTAATCATTAAAGTAATGTCCACCACCATCTAAGACCAATGCTGCTGCTTGATCAAAACCAGATGCATAAAATGCATTACAAGCATGATAAAGATGATGCTCCCAATAGTAATGAGAATCCCCAAAAGTAATCCCATATCTACCAAGATTATCCTTCACATCCTGAATGATATCTTCATCTGGATAATCATAGGTGTGTATTCCATTGATCTTTCCATAAGAAGAGAATGTAATGTGATCTAGATGACGAGTGTATCTCACAATATCCATGAGACATCTCATCATGTTGCCAGGCAACCACTCTTCCTCTTTGATGCCGTTGTATCGGTCATCTTCCATGTAGTAGATCAACTCACCATCTTCAACCAAAGCGATTGATGGGTGGTGAGAGATATTAACTCCAAGAATGAACATAATTAAAGTTTCTTGACTGTAGATCCAGGTGCTTTTTGTGCTTTACCAAGAACCTCATTCCATTCTGGTTTTTGTTTGATCAATCTAGACTGCCAATCACTAATTTCAACTCCTAAACCAGGAGAATTCTCAGGAGTAAAGTAACGCTCCCAATCTGGATTATCAATCTTCCACTGATCCCAATCGTGAATGCTCATCTTCACGTCTTTGGTTTCACCAGTCTCTTTATGTCTAACAGGATATGTTGCCATTACTTCCACTCCAATGCTTCTGAGATGATCGGGAACTGCTCAATAAAGATGGCACGAATATCTTCAGCGAGTTCCATGTGTTCCTTCTGTGTGCCATTTGCAGTACGCAGATCCAGATAATGAGCCCATGAGCGAACATTTCCGCTCATGTAGAGTCTTGTTTGCGTGTTTTGTGGAAGCACAAAACGAGCACACTCCTTTGCCACACCTTTGTCAAGCAATGCATTATAAACTTCAAGACTTTGCTTGAAGTGCTCTGCAATCATCGCCTCCATATATGCTTTATCGCGTGGATTGATATCATCAATAGAGTTTTGACGATTCTTTGTGTCCTGACGACGAAGATCTGGAATAGGAATTTCTAGTTGAAGTTCCTTGCTGTCAGCATAGCGTTGTGAAAACTGTTGATATGTGAAGCTACGGTGACGAAGCACTTGAGTTGCCACTGCAAGTGAAGTATTTAGTTCAACCGTCATGAATGCGTGCTCAAAGATGCTCCAGTGACGATGCTTGATGCAATACTTCAGGAGTCCAGCAAAACTATCGTTGTCCTGGTTCTTTGGATTTGAAACACGGGCACAGTATGCAATCTGCTTCTCCGCATCAGGGGTAACACTGATAAGTTTTGCGCTCATTTAAACCTCCAAATAATTCTTAAAAATTTCCAATGCATCATTCCAGTGAATGAATTTTCCTCGTTGATCCTGTGGGACAAAACAGAGAGTCCATCGTCCGCGATCTGTAGGGTTGTTAGTCCCGTGAAGCATACCGATGTTTACTAGACTTGGTTTGTTTGTATTCGCCTCGTATAAGAAGTCGCAATCCTCTTCCTTTGCCCATAGGTTGTCATGGAATTCAGAAGTTGCGCCAGCATAACCAAGCATCTTCTTTCGATAAGTCTTCTCTGACTTCCACCATTGTATCACGCCTTCCTCAGGACCCCAAGTGATATTGATCTTTGCATGGTGAGTATATGCACCATGATCAGTATGAATAGGAATCTTTGAGTGTGGTGGAGTGTAAAAGACTTCCTTCAATGCAAGAATAAGTCCAAGATCATTGAACCATTCCTCTACAGGATAGAATGGGTAGTCATTGATATAGAAGTGCTTAATCGTCTTCCCCTCCTCTTTGAACATGTCAAGAGGACCTATGGTAAATGGAAGGTTGAGATATCTATGATACCAATTAGTCGCAGTACCCATCATCATCGTTGTAAATTTCATCATAGTCCCCTTCTATTGGGAGAGGGGAGAATCCTTCTGTATATGAATCAACATCAGAATAAACTTCAGACTCAATCTCTTCGATCAATCCTTTTAATTTACCAAGGAGTATCTTTAACTTCTCTCGTTCCATCAGTAATTTAGATACACTTAAACATTATAGTACAAAAAAAGAGGGGTCGCAACCCCCCTTAATTTACTTGATCTTCCAGCTCATTATGCCTCTGGATTTTAATTGAACCCGTTTAGCGTAATGTACACCACGATAAGTTAAAAACGCAAAGGCTTCATCTGGATCGTGTTTATCTGGGTCAAATACTGGAAGGTCATAAAAAAATTTGACCTTCAGCATTCTTTACTCCTCAACCTAATTTTTTGAGGAGCAGTAGTTCACCATACAACAGGAAAATAAATGCCGCGCTAAAGAGGGAACCTAGTCCCGCAACTTGTAGTGCTTGCATATCGTCCTCACTTGATGTAGGTGTGACCACGGTAGCAGAATGCTCCGTGAACTTCATCACGCTCTTCACAGCGACGATCAAAAATCACTCCGCGATAAGCGGTGTGGGAGATCTGAGCATCGTGAAGTGCAGATGCTTTTTCAATCTGCTTTTTGATGAGATTAAGTGTGTTCATTTGTCGTTACCTGAATAGAATGGAAAGTTAACCTTCTCAGCTTGCGCTGGATCCGTTTTCCCGTTCCTTCAGTCGTTTGCGTCCCAATAGAATTCGCATTCAGGTACAGAGTCCTTTACGGTCTCTACTAACTCCACCACTATACGTGGTGATAGTTCTGACTCGTTTGCTTTGATCCTGAGCAGTAATGCATCAGCATCAGCACATGCCATTCCTGAATACAGAAGTAATTCAAACATGGGATGAACGCTCCGTTCCGCGACTTACTTGCGTCTTATACTTCGACCACGCACTCATAAGGTGTATGACGTAAGAACTTTCTCTTCATGCTCTCACGAATTCCCACATTTTCGGGACGAGAATAATACTCATCCTTATATAGGTTCGTGATCGCTTCTTGAGATTGCTCGCAGGTCATCATCCAGTCGTAGGCACCACTGACAAGGTAGTCACTGGTAACCTCTTGTGTACTGAATGCCATGAGCAGCATTAGAAGAGGCATAAGATGAACGTACTGTCATTATACACTGACATTACTATGTATGCAACTAGTTTGGTATAACGCTATACCAACTTTATAATTCTTTATGCTTCTTCCCAATCAAAGAAAAATACTTGAGTTAATCTGCCATTTTCAATGCTGTCACCAAACCCAGGAACAATACTTCTATGAAGTAGGTCGCCCCTATAAAGAACAAGACGATTGTAAACATTACCAATCATGGTAATTAGATTCTCATTCTTATCGAATATTCCTGTTCCAGAATCTATAGGAGCATTAGGTGTAAGGTACAGAACTCCTGCCCACTCACTCTTGTCTTTATGAATCCAAGTCTTCTCTCCCTCTAGGCACAACTGAAATCTAAAGCAGTCCATGTTATCTCTGAACTGAATAGGACCATACTCTTGAGTGCCTAGGATCAAATCAATCTTATCACCAACCATATTCTGATATTCTTTATCAGCAGCATCTGATCGATGACCAGGGAAGGTTCCCGAAGTATTGAACTCAATTTGTAGAGCAGACTCCCTAACAGCATCAGGATTATCTAGGAAGTCATCAACAATAATCGTATTGACTCTCACAAGAACATTCCCTGTTCACTCATAAACTTGAGAGTCTCCTTCAAAGATCCGCGATGATTCAATCCAATGGCAATCTGAGGATACTCTGCTTCACTACCAAACTCAGCACGGAACTGTCTATCACTGAAATCAGCACCAAGCAAAAACTGTTTTACATCTTGTCCACAGGCTTCAAGAACCATAACTGCACGTTCAGATTCTTGACCACCATTACCATAAACTAATGCTTGCATAACAATCTTCTTCACTACCATTTGTTTTGTTTTATCACACCAAATGTAAGGTGTTTCAGATCCATCCTTATGAATGATACTATACCTAGTCACGCTGTCTCCAGTCGTCAGGTTTATCTTGCTTAAACCAATCTACAATTTCATCTGCAGAATCAAACCCCGTTTTGTAATTAGATGGGTCGGGGTCTCCTAGTCCCATCTTATTCATAAAATCATCCATACTGCCCTCCTCAATATCTTGAGCCGCATGGCGACGTGCTTTGCGTAACCATTCTCTAGCAGTGGTATTTGCTTTGGACAACTTCTCTGCCCAAATCATATCACTTAAATCAACCTCTTCTTTATTGGAGATCTTTCTGCAGATGCCTTCCAAACGAAGACGATATTGGGTTGACAACATAGTGACGTATCCCTTTAGATTTATTTATTGAGACCAGCAATAACAGCGTCCAACTTCTCTGCACGACCAAGATAATAATCTCTCTGCTCCTCCAGAGCACAGTTAATATCATCCACAATGACTTCAACATCAATGTCATCATTGAAGTAGGTCTGAATTGCCTCAGTCAAGTATCTTTTCCTATTCCACTCAGGGGAATAGGGTCTATAGTTTGACATAATAAAACGTATTCATGCCGATAGTTTAATAGAGTCCAGACAATTTGTCAACTAGTGCTCTTTGTATTTGTCTGGATTCTTCTTCACATCATATATGAAATAACTAAAGGGAACCAAAAGTAAGGTTCCCATCAGTGACCCAATCAAAGCGGGATCAAACGCTGTCAGTATCTTGTGAATCATTGTCCTCTCCGTATTCCTTTAAGAGATTGTTGACAAGTGTTTCACTCCCATCCAGATTTTTAATCTCATAGAGGGGAGACTTCATATACTTTTTGATCTTTTTATATTCTTTGATTAATTTTTCTACTTCTTCTTTTTGTACGAAGACTTTTGCTTTACCGTCTCCAGCACCAAATCCATTAGACATTATTTTTTACCTTTGGGTGGATTATATAACTTAGGATTAGTAGTGCCAGAGGATTGTTTAAACTCTAGAAGGTCCTGTCGATACATGTCCCAATAATGATCGAAGATATCCACTTGTTTACCTGCAATCACCAAGTCATGGCACTTACGACCACCCTTCATGTAAGTTACGAAGAATGCAGTGCAAGGCAATGACTTATCATCGACTGATGTAGGATCACAATCCTCATGCAGCACCCTGACTTTGCTTTTACTCAACTACGACCTCCCCACTGGATATCTGGATATGCCTCAGCGATGGCAGACTTGGTGATTTTATATCTAGTCTGCAACTTCTTATCCTTAACCAAAACCATGATCTCGGCTTCCCTAGGATGAAGTCCTTCAAGCATCTGAATGAACATCGTCTCTCTACGGAGACTAGTAAGGGATGGGTTACCTCCTTGCAAATAATTGTAGAAGTTCTGCCATTCCTTACGGATAGAAGTTGCTCTCTTACGAACAACTTCATCCATTTTAGACAGACCGTCAACCTTATTCAACTTCTCAATCGAAGCAGACAGGGATTCATTTTGTGCAGTCTGCTCCTCTGCACGAGAGTAAGGTACATCACCCTCAGGAAGAGCAGACACAGCAGTGTCATCAAAATTCCAAATCAGAAGTGCGATCAGACCTTCAGTCCTATATTTTTGCAACACCTCCGCCTTCTTGGCAACTGTCCTCTGTCCATGAACCAGATCGAGGATCTCATGCATGAAGGGATTGGGTTGCAATTCAGGAATAGGTTTAGTCGTCTTCTTCTTCGTAGTCGTCATAGCCATTTTCAAATCGTACTGCTAAAATTTCATCGGGAAGAATGTTCCCATTTTCGTCAAACATTTCGGGATGTGTATAGACTGGTGAGGACATTAGTACATGTTCCTTCGCCATCCAACCAACCACTCCGCCCACAATGAGCATCATTATGGAAAATAATGCGGAGAATGTAAGTGTAATTGCTAACATCGGACTGCTCCCGAGATTACCTCTTTTTAATAATACCAAGTTTTATTTCAAAATGGAAGTGTATCTCTCGCTTTAGGAGAGAGATCACCTTCCCAAACATTATGCCGAATGTTTTAGGTTTTGGTTCCTCCCTCCTGCTGCGGTGTCGCAACATTAACTCGAATCCCCTATTGATATCAGGAGAATCTTCTGCTTTATTTAGTTGACTTCTTTCGTCTTCCTGGTTTCTTGTCATTACTGTATCTCCAGGCATCTTCAAGAATACCGTAGAGATATTCCTTTATTTTTCTTGCTTGTGGTTTTGGAATGTGACCATATCCCTCTCGCAATTGCTTGTGAGTATCGTCTTGACCACCCAGAAGATACTCTTCTAGATCCAAAATCAACAAGTTGATCTCTGCTGCCGTCTTGCTTTCGATAAACTCGTCAGCATGTCGGCGCTTAGCATTACAAATTTTTAGATAGTCGTACATTTTAAGTACGAATTTACCTTCAAAGGCATAGTCAATTGCTTTCTCAACATCATAGTAGAGTGCAAAGTCAATGTCCTCTTCCATTAGTGCAGACACCATTTTAAAATTATATATCAAAAAGTGGATTTAAACAACTGTTTGGTCTCGTAAAACCAAAGATAATCTAAAGTAGATTCGTTCAAAGTTTTGAGTGCTTCATCTGCCGTATCAACCAGAGGTTGACCAGCAAGATTAAAACTGGTGTTCAATAGAATACCATGACCTGTCACCTTTTTATACTCCTTAAGGATATCATACATGTGACCAGATGCAACTGTCTGAACTCTACATGTTCCATCCACATGAGTTACACCAGGAATTATATCAGACTTCACAGGGAACGAAACCGTCATGAATCTACTGGGACATGCATTCTCAAAGTATAGGTGAGCATCCTCTTCCAAAACCATAGCAGCAAATGGTCTATACCATTCTCTCTTCTTTATTGTATTCACAATCTCTCTGGCATCTGGATTCAATGCATTGAACAGTATGGATCGATTACCTAATGCCCTCTCACCCGCCTCTGCCTGCCCGTAGAAGACCGCTACAGACTTGTTTTGGCATAGTAGATCCACCACATGTTTAGTATCTGCCATAACACCCCTATATGCAGACACATCCTGAGCAACTCCATGATAAGAAGTAGTCTCCATCGGCTGTATTGTAAAATCTTTTGTTAGTGTTCTGTACATATACATGGCAGCACCAATTGAGATGCCTCCATCATTACAAAGAGGTTCAAAAAAGAATTCAACATCTGGAAATTCTTGCATCAGATGATAGTTAGTAACTATGTTCATGGCATATCCACCACTTAAGCAAACTCTTTTTATTCCTGTTGCTTCTACATGCGTCCTAACAATGTCAATGGTCATCTCCATACACTGCTTTTGAACTTCGTAGCAATAATCAGCATACTTTTGATAGTTATCTTTCGTAATGTCAAGATAATATCTCTCCCTCATATTTTTTAAAACATGTAAGAATTGATCATTGTCTTTGAAGTATTCTTCTATATTATTGAGAGTATCAAATCCCTTCAAATCCATTCCTGGAATAGGTCTTCCATATGAAGATAGTCCCATTGCCTTACCGCAATCTTGAAGAGTTTGTCCCATTGCCAGAGCAGCAGTGTTGTATATGTTACCAATGTTACCCCACCCAGAAGATACATCACGGATTTGATATAAGCATCCATTAGAAGTCTTTTTTATTTCCCTACTCTCAAAATCACCATCAGACCAATATCCTTTATATAACTTTTTAAAAAAATATGGATATCTTGCATGATAAACAGACTCACACTCTAATGTATTATGATGTTTGGTACTAAAAAAAGCACCCGCTGCATCAATAACAACAACTAATGATTCTTCAAAACCACTATCGTAGAATGCATTGGACGCATGAAATAAATGATGTTCATTTACAGGAGCAAAGAACTTCACTTGAGGTGAAAAAGATCTCAGAATATCACGCAACTTATTTTGCTCACTCTCTTCTAGAGTAGTAATTAGCATGATGTAATCAACATCACTAAGAAGATTAGCATCAATCAGGGTTTGAAGTATTCCATAATAACCACTAGCATGTTTTACTCCTGTGTATCTCTCTTCTTTTAAATACCTCTCAACCTTCCCATCAACAACAAAGGTTGCAGAAGAGTCATGACCACCACCGAATATGCTTAGAACTCGCATAATAAATATCTATTATTGAATCTTTGTAATGGAAGTTAGGAATAAGTTATTTGAATTATATCAGAACCTAACTCCAGTTGCTCTCCCTAATTGGTTGAGTCCTGTTATAGAAGACAAGAACTCCTGTATAAAATCTTATGTGTGGAGAACAGAGACTCTACGCAGAGTAAGACTTTGCGAACTCCATATTCGTGGCAAGTTCATTGCAGAATCTCTTGTTATATATCCAGACTTCCAATACAATGCTCCCGTCTTTGGGACAGAGTACGTAAAATGTGGTAACGTAAAATATTTTGGTACGATTGACTTCCATCCACTAGAAGGAAGCAAAGAATATTCAGACAAATATATTCAAAAGTATCTTGGAGATCAAGAGGATAGAGTAAAAGATAAGTCAAAAATCTATGATCTAGATACATACTTCTCCAAAAAACTCTGGATCAAAACTGATCGTCAGGATTTTTATGGTGAGTACATTGATAAGTTAGATCTATATCTTAGAAGATATCAAGAATGCACAAAAAAATGTGAGCGGTCTCCCGCCCACATCTTTCAAAAGGGTTATGATCATCATCTTTCATATACAGATCCTGCATATGGTATCATAAAATCATACTATACAAAGCAATTTGCTAGACAGTATATTGATGGTTTTTTATTTGACCTTGCTCAGTGACCAGGAAGGTATCGAGCTACCTTCAACCATTCAACAGTATCCCTAGCACCCCCAATAAGTTCCTCATTAATCTCAACCCTAGGGAAGGTCGAGTCCATACCAAATTTTTTATAAAACTCAGCCTTGGTAAAATCTTCACCAAGTGTAAGTTTAGTGTACTCTAAATTCAGTTCCTTTAAAAGTCTATCCACATACATGCAGTAAGAGCAGTTCTCTTTAGAGAATACAATAATCTCCTCAGTCTGCTCTACTTCATGACTTTTATGGACACCATCGTCCTCAAATTTTTTAGGCATAGTTCTAATATTAGATAGTGAAGATTACCCAACCCTGAGTAGAGTCGGAATATATTAACTCGAATGATGCGCCTTGAGTGGAAACTACCATATCCGCAGCATCACCCATTATTGTACTACCATTCCTACCAACTGTCAAATTATTAGCGGCAAATGAATTTCTGACATCAGAAATCCTAATTCTATCTCCCTGTTGTGGAGACGCTGGCAGAGTAAGAGTCCATGTACCACCAGAAGTATCTGCCCAGACAGTTGTCCACGCATCAATTGTGGTGTTATTACTTAGACTTATATATGTAGTATCTACACCTTGAATAGGAATCCATCTAGTAAGTGAAGAGTTCCATACTTCAAGGTTACCTGTAGAATCATTTCCTCTAAGTTGAGGAGTAGTAACTGTACCAACACCAATCTGACCCTTAACAATCAGATCACCATTCGCTGCAACATTACCACCTGCCAATACTGCAGTAGTTGCAGCACCAATTACAACCTGAGTTTGAGTGGCTCCAGCGCCCACACGACCAATAGTTGCAATGCCACTAGTACCATTACTGGTATCAATGTTATTAGCAATAATCGTATCCGCACAATAAACATATCTCCACTTCTTAGAGTCTTGACCTAAGTCAAATGTATTAGTTGTGCCAGGAGTGACGTTAGAGTTGACGTTAGCATCAAGAACAACTGCATTCTCAGTACCAACACCAGTGTTAACTGTACCACCCTGGAATGTTACTGTACCAACAAAGGTAGCAACACCAGCAACATTAGCATTACCTTGTACCGTCAGATTAGCTGTAACATTGACTCCTGCAAGTTCGGTATTACCAATTACTTTAAGAGAATTGGATCCAGGACTTGTGATACCAATAGATACTGTACTCTTTGCATATACATTCTCAGATTGCATCGTGCCCGCAACACCGATGTCTCCAGAGAATGTAGTAAAGTTCTCATAGTATCCAGAGAGAACAAAGTTAACAAGATTCTGATCTTCAGAATCAGATTTAATATAGATAACATCACCACCAGCGGCTCTAATGTCTGTTCTAGCGTGAGTAGTGTCTCTAGCAACAGTGTAGTTGTACTCAAGATAATCTGTTGATGTTGTTCCAAGACCAACTCTTACCTTAGTATCAAAGGATCCTCTATTGCAAACAAACAGATTACCCCTGAACTGCTTATAACTTGTAGGAATCGTAAAGAGCAATGTGCTGCTCTTCATGGACTCAGATACACCCTGAGCAAGGAATCCACCTTCTTCTCTATTCTCAGTCTCTGCTGCAAGCAGTGTGAATGTTACATCAGTATGATTAGCACGTACAACAACACTCTCACCATTACCAAAGTAAATACTATCAGTCTCGTAATATCCTCCCCTTGGAATTACTCTGTTAAATACAACGTAACCCTTTGTAGTGTCAAAGTCTGACACAGTTCCTGTAGAGAGACCAACCCGAATTTTAATTTCGGATGCACTACGATTAGTGATATATACCTTTCCTTCTACCAACTGACCAGTGGGTGCGGTATAAAGAACCTCGTTCGTATTCAGTGCAGTTGGCTTGATAGTTGCTAGAGATCCAAAAGCCATCGGATATATCCTGAAAATTGTTGCAGTAATATTATTTATTTGATATAATATTGGACAAAAAGATATGATAATTCTAACTGGTGCCAAAGGATTCATTGGCAAGTGCTTTGCAGATAGACTTGACGATGAAGTAATTCTTGTGGACCAAGAAGATGCTTGGAGACTTTTTACCGACTTTGATGATTGGGATAGGGTCAATCTAATCATACATCAAGGTGCAATCTCTTCTACAACAGAGAGGGATCTGCAGAAGTTGTGGCACTATAACGTAGCATTCTCGTGTGCCCTACTCAACAAAGCAATAGAATATCAGATTCCAATTAAGTATGCATCGTCTGCATCTGTGTATGGTAATCAGAGTATTCATCAAAAAGCAAAGACATATAATCCACTGAATCAATACGCAATCTCTAAGTTGCAAGTGGATTACACTGTCTTAGATAATATTGATAAGTTCTCCCTTGTCCAAGGGTTTAGATACTTCAACGTCTATGGAGATGGAGAGGATCATAAGGGCAATCAGGCAAGTCCCGTAAGTAAGTTTACAAAAGAGATTAGAGAGACTGGTGAACTCAATCTATTCCAGGGATCTGATAAGTTCCTAAGAGACTTTGTATGTGTTGATGATGTTGTGAGTATTGTCATGAACAACACTGCAGGTAGTGGTATCTATGATATTGGTACTGGTTCACCAGTATCATTCCAGCACGTTGCAGAATTAGTTGCAAAAAAAGAGGGCGGTAAAATCAATACCATCCCCTTCCCAGATCATTTAAAAGGCAAATACCAAACCTACACCTGTGCTGACATGAAGTGGGTTGGTAATTATAAATTCAAGAGTATTGAAGACTATCTTCAGTTACAAAGTTAACGAACGCAGTCGCGATATACTTTGAACCAGAGATTGGCATGTTACCTCCGTGAGGATACATATAGTTACACGGGAACATTAGAACCTTTCCCTTCTCTGGTTTTATTTTTTTATTGAAGGTCGGGAACTCAGTTTCTCCACCTTCTTTTACATCGTTTAGATATAAAATTATTGCAAATAATCTAGTTACTGTTCCTCCCGCATGTTGATCAACATGCGTTTTAAAAAATCCATTACCAGCATTGTAGACTCTTATAGAGTAATCCCTAAAACATATACACTGGTTAGGAGCTTCTTTGACTATACTAAGATAATTATCATAACAAATATTGCAAATCTTTGACATCAACTGAGCAACAGGAGACTCAAAAGGAACTATTGATTGTGTTGCTACTTTATATTGAGTCTGTATCTCTTGATCATCACTATTATCACTTACCCTACCATCTTGCTGTAAGTGTTCATTTTCTTCAAACCACTGAACCATAATCTCACACCACTCATTAGATATGAGATTTGGAAATTCTAATATCAGATCTTCAAATCTTTCAGTCACCTTTTATAACTCTATAACTATCAGAATCAAAGTGTTGGGTTGAGAATTCAAACAGTTCAGTATCGTTCAGTGCAACCATTTGATGTCTCATCCCAACAGGAATATGAAACTTTTCTCCAGGTGTAAGGACAATTAAATCTGCCGTTGATAAATCATCCTCATATCCATAGTACAAAGAGATGAGACCACTCTGTAAGTAGAAGGTCTCATCTTTTATTTTGTGGTAATGCCATGAACATCTCTTACCCTTCTCAAGAAACAAGAGTTTACCACAATACATTTCATTATTAACGATCCACTTCTCATATCCCCAACCCTTGGGAACATATTTAATTGAAGAAGTCATTAGAATTTACCGCCTTATCATCTATGTAGTAGTCTGCTGAAGGTTTACCCATGATAAGTTCATGATACTTACAATTCCAAATCCTTAGTTGAAGTTCTGTTAACTCTCTCCAACGAGCATTAGCTTGAGTTGCATCATCATGATAAGTTCCCATACCTCTAGCAGTGAAGTATTTAATGTAGTGCCCCTCATCATACAACTTATTAATCTTCTCAATATTCTCCCTTATAGGAGTGCTTGCTTCATACTTACAAGTCTTACATGTGCCATTCTTAGCAGCAATAACACCATCAATATCAATACAATACGTCTTCATTCCAGGCAGTAATGCTCTCATAATCCTGCTACGTCTTCCTCTTTTAAAGTATAGCACCCATAATGTTGAACTGCAATAGCAGATGCTTTGTTTGCAATACTAATTGCTGCTGTAATGTCACCGTAAGTTAAGAACGCATATGCTAGTGCTGCTAAAAATGTATCTCCCGCACCAACAACATCAAACACACTCACACGCTCTGGTGCGTAGATATTCTCCATATACTTAGCACCCTGATCACCCATGGTAATAATAAGATTCTCTGGGTTGGGAGCAACAGTCAGGTTATTATATTCCCTTAAATTAATTTTAAAAAATACGTTTGGATAACTAAACAGTTCAGTCTTCTTAGTATCAATAAAAACTGGTCCTGGGAAGTTCTGGCAAAAAACTTCCAAATCATTCTTAGTTAAATATCCTTTATCATAATCAGATATAACCACAGCATCATACTGCATGTGAATGAATGCAGCCTTGATTTCAGATACTCTCAGAGGATCAATCTCAGACTCCTCATCAATACGTATAAGTTGTTGATTACTACCACGATCAACTATCCTACGCTTTATAATTGGTTTCTTATTGGTAATATGATTTACAAAGATACCAAAAGACTCTAGGTTTGCCTTGACATTAGCAGACATCCCTTTACGAGTCTCAGTTCTGTCATACTTGAGAACTGGTACAGGAGCTTCTGGACTAATACGTTCTACATCACCGTAGACGTATTCATCATCACAAGTCTCTCCTATCAATAATACGTTCAATTGTTTTTGTGGTTGCATAATCACCAATTCTACTAAAGAATACTAATTCAGCAGCGTAGATTGATCCAATGACAGACTTACCTTTCCAATCAGATCCTACAACCATTACATCTGGTTGAATAAAGTTAATTAACACTTCTAATTCCAAATCAGAATCAAAAAAATGTACTTTATCTACTGCTTTTAAATTTTCTAAAAAGAACTTTCTCTCTTCTTGATTATATATTGGTCTAGAAGGTCCCTTCTTTTCAGACACTCTCCTATCAGTATCTATACCAACATAAACTCTATCACCTAGAGACTTTGCAAAATTTAAAAGTTCTAAATGACCCCTATGTAGAAGATCAAAAGTACCGTTTACAAAAACTTTTCTCACGGTCGATAATCCAGATAAACATTGCCAGATATTGTTGATCCCTCAGCACCATGACATACCATGTGCATAAGGAATGATGGGAATATTATAATAGATCCTGCATCAAGATTTGGTTTATAATCCAAAAGAAAATCAGGAATTCCTCCACCACTAATTTGATTTTGAATGTCCTTCATAGAGGGATTAAAGAACATTGTCTTTGACTTAGGTACAGTCTCATAAATGATAAAACTCCACTGAGAATGTGGATGTATGTGAGGATCTTGATAATCAGTTTTGGTATAAACATTCCTCCATATACCATCAATCCTAGCATTCTCATAAGAGCATGGTATTTGATTAATGTTCCTTGAGACAACTTCATTTAGATGTTGCCAAGTTTCATCTGATATTTTATGATTTGTACCAAAACTAGTCTTGACATCACTATCCCATGTTGATGTATAGTTATCAGATTCAATATGGATCTTACTAAGATCCACAGTATCTTCAAAAATAGGAATTGCAAATAAATCTTTTCTCATTTCCTAGCAGGTAAAGGAATCTTCCTCATTGTCTTGTAAACTAACGTAGCCCTAAGTCCACGATACTTATCGCCATTTGGTGGTGATCCTCGATGGGGTATATTACCTTTGAAGAAACAAACTCTCCCAGGTTTTGGTAAAACTTCTACAGTATCTCCATTCAACTCAATTATAGTTGGACCACCCCATTCATCATCCCACTGCCTGTTAACATAGTAAATCCAACTGAGACCATTGTCACAGGTACAATCTTGATGAATAACAGTGTCATGAATCCACTGCTGTCCGTTTATAAGAACCTCACCTAACTCCAACTCAAACGGAATTGTTCCAGTCACCGCATTGTAAACCATACCAAAGGAAGGATCTTCTGCGTTAGGAGACTTTGGTGGATAAATTGACTGTTTAAATGCTGGTGCCTCTGACCAATCAAGGTCAGCACCAACATCCCTGCCATCAGTTGCATAGTTACTGGTATGCCCATATACCCATGCATATGCATTGTTACCCAAAACAAGTTCATGCATATGATGGGTGAACCACCAAGGAAATAGATTGTCGATTACATACACTTCATCCTCAGCAAGATCATACTGAGAGAAGTCTAGTACTTCCCTAGAACAATCTATATGAATCATTGATTAGCAACCTCAATCAGTACAGCATACTCTGGGAGATAAAGATACTGAATTGCAGAGTTAGCAAGAGTACGAAGAGCATCGTCAAGTGTCTCTACAAGAGGTTCTCCACCAAGATTGAATGAAGTATTGAAGATGATAGGACATCCAGTCTGCTTATGAAACTCTTCAATCAATCCATGATAATGCCTGTTGACTTCTTCAGTAACCGTCTGAATTCTACAAGTACCATCAACATGAATGATAGCAGGAATCTTCTCTTCAATTCCTTCCTGACACTTAACTGCATACATCATGAATGGAGTATCATCCATACCACGAAGATCAAACCACTCATGAACATGTTCCTTCAGGATAGATCCTGCAAAAGGTCGGAAGTATTCACGATGCTTTACTTCATTAACATGATCCTTACCATTAGGATCACGAGGATCATAAAGAATAGAGCGATTACCAAGGGCACGAGGTCCTGCTTCAGATCTACCCTGATACATTGCAACAATATTCTTATCTTTAATAAGATTCACAACGTCTTCATAGTCAGCGCCA